AATTAATAACCCTACAAGAGTATTATCTCAAAATTGCTCGTAATGATGAAGCTTTGAACGACGAGATTAGAGCAATACAAAAAATTATCTACGAATATAAATAATAAAAATTACGAATTTAACAAAGCAACGTAAAAAAGATACTGGGGCATTTTACACTCCAAAAATATGGGCTGATTTAGCATTAAAATATATTTTAGAAGTAGTTAAGGATATAGAATATTTTGTTTTTTTAGATGTTTGTTGTGGGGAAGGTGCATTGTTAGAGGCATTACCAAAAGGAGTTGAAAAATACGGAACAACTCTAGAATGGGAAGATGTGGAAATTTGCAGAGGTAAAGGCTTACAGGTATGGAAATTAGATTTTTTAAAAGAGGATATTTCAGAAATTTTGCCACCAAGTAAAATGGAAAGATTAATAATTTTCACAAATCCACCTTACGTTAAACTTTCAGCTAATAAATATCCATTACAACAAAAGTACAAAACAAATGACGCTACTGCTTTATTTTATTACAGAATTTTAAAAGAATTGAACCCTCTATTTTTATGTAGTTTTAACAAATTAGATTTATACCAAGGACAAATACACGAAAGATTTAGAAATGAAACAAATTTAACTGAAAGAACGATAAAACAATTTTTAACCCATTCAAAATCATGGAATTTAAAAGGAGATTTTCCTATTAGTTTCAATATAATTTCAGGAATATAAAATGAATTTATTAAATGTTAGAGAACCTCACAGAATACGAAATATTAGAACTTGACTCGCTTTTAACTCAACGTAGAGCCTATGAATTAAAAGAAAGTTTGTTTGAATTCGTAAAAGAGTTCTGGAATGTAATTGTTACAAATGAATATATACATAACTGGCATATTGAGTTCTTATGTGATGAGGTTCAAATAGTATTAGAATGGGTAATAAAAGGACAGGTAAAACTTTATGATTTAATCGTAAACATTCCCCCAGGAACATCAAAAAGTACAATTATTTCACGTATGGCACCTGCTTGGCTTTGGGCAAATGATTCATCAAAAACAATCATATCAAATACGATTGATAGTAAGAATGCAACCGAGTTTTCTACTTCTACAAAAGATTTAATTCAAAGCGAAAAGTATCAATTGTATTTTCCAGAAGTCAAAATTAGACGAGATGTTTCTGCAAAAACTTTTTATCAATCAAGAAAAGGTGGCAAAAGATTTTCCTTAACTACTAGAGGTTCATCAACTGGCAAGCATGGTGATGTTTTGATTGATGACGACCCAATGGATTACACAACGGCTCAAAGTCCAATCGAAGCCAAACGATGTATTGAAGGATTCAAAGCTTTACAAACAAGAAAAAAGGACAAAGAGAAGGTTCCGTATATTCTGGTTATGCAACGCCTCTCAAAAAAGGATACAACTGCTCACGCTTTGAAAGTTTTGTCAGATGTTCGCCATTTATGTTTACCAGCTGAAGACAAATACAACAATATTAAACCAGAAGAAATAAGGAAGTTTTATATTGATGGAATGCTAGACCCAAAAAGGTTGAGTAGAGAAATTTTGGATAAACAACGAAAAGGGCTTTTAGATGACACAAAACCTATTTCAGACATAGCTTTTGATATTCAGTTCAACCAAGCATCATTATCCGATGATAGTCTTTTATATCCAAAAATTAATATGGTAAATCATTTGCCTGCTAATCGTGAAGGCGTACTTAGGTATTCATTTACTGACGTTGCGGACACTGGAAAAGATTATTTATGTACTTGGTTTATTGAGGTTAATGAAGGTAGAATTTATGTTTATGATTGCATTTATACACAGCAAGGTAGTGCTGTTACAATTCCATTATTGAAATTGAAAATAGAACAAAACAATTCTATGATAAATAAAATTGAAACAAATAACCAAGGTAGTGTATTCGTTTCTGTTTTGTTAGGGCAAGGTGTAAATGTATCTGGTTATTATAGTTCTGGAAACAAAGAAGAGAAAATAAGTGCGTATGCTCCGTTTATGTCTTATTACTATTTTGTAGAGCCAAGAGTGGATCAGCAAGAATATAAACAAGCGTTGAAGCATTTAGAGAGCTATCCTAAAGAGGGCAAAGCGGAAGATGGACACGATGACGCTGAAGATTCATGGACTGAATCAAGCAGATATTTATACACGAATGCTCGCTATTTATTTACACAAAATCAATAATGAAAGTTTATTCATTAAATACTGACGATATCATTGAAGTTATCCGAATAAAAGGATATGAAGTCATAAAAAAGGATATGAAATTCTCCGATTGGATAAAATTAAAAAAACAAATCGGATATAGGTATATCGCTTATCAAAAAGGATTTTCACAATACAAATTAGAATAATTTTAATCAATAAATAATTAGGAAAATGGAAGTAACAGGAAAAGTTGTCATTATTGGACAAACAGAAAGCGTAGGTCAAAACGGATTTACAAAGAGATTATTAGTAGTTGAGGTTGATGGACAATATCCTCAAAAAATTCCAATTGATTTTGTGAAAGATAATACCCAAATGTTGAATAAAATTTCAGTTGGTCAAGTTGTAACAGTGAAAATTAATTTACGAGGAACTGAAAGTAATGACAAATGGTATTTGAATGCTCAAGGATGGAAGATAGACTAAATCTTAAACTAAATAATTATGTTAAGACCAACAGATATGAAAACTATTGATAATGTTGTGAAAAACATTTAATATAATTTGCTACTTATTAAACCACTTCAAAAAGGAGTGGTTTTTTTATCATTAAAAATATTATTTTTAATTATTCTAAATAACAAATAAATTTTCATTACATTTGCTTATTGATATTTATTCTATATGATGAGTTTTTTTAAAGATACTTCTATTGGTAGATTTTTCAGTAATACTCTTGGAATAAATCCAAAAGATTTTTCTGCTGACATATTTTCAATGAGTTCATTTGGAATAGGTGTAGCGGCTAATTCGTATTATTTAGGTTCTGTTAATTTTGTATTACTTCAAGAAAGAAATTTTATTTTGAATAATGTTATTTCTAAAATATCGAAGAAGTTTTCAAACGCAAATTTCACAGACGAAAAGGATAGCGAATTGTTAAAAAAAATTAATACTCCAAATAGTTTTCAGTCAAAAGAGGAGTTTTTAAAAGAGTTTGCAACCTACATTATCTCTTCTGGTTATACGGCTATCTTGAAAAAATATGTGTCGTTTGGTAATTTTGATACAATGGAATTAATAAACATTAATCCATGTACGTTGGATTTCAACAAAGATAATATCACATTTCAATTTGAAAATAAAAACATCACTGTTAATAGTTCCGAACTTATTATTTTTTATGATATACGAAGAAATAATTTTGATAAAAAAGGTTATAGTAGAATAATTCCATTAAGGTCTCAATTAGAGAATATTTCTTTGGCTCAAAAAGCTAAAAACATTCAAATACAAAATTCTGGAACTACGATTGTTTCTCCAAAAACATCTTCAAATGCAAGTAATGTAGATGAAGGATTGAACGCACCAGTCCCTGTTATGGGTGGTGGTTTAAAATCCCAAAAGAATGAAATGGAAGATAAACTAAACAATCGTGGTTTAGAAAACAGAATCATTGTTTCGTCAAAAGGGTTGGATGCTGTAAATCTATCTGAAAAGCTAAATAATATTGATTTCTATAAAATAATAGAATCGGATGCATTGGCTGTTTATGATGCTTTTGGATTCCCTATTGAATTATCGCCTTACGGAAAAAATGCAACTTTTGAAAATAAAGATCAAGCAGAATTATCTCTTGTTGAAAATGAGTTAATACCTTTATTAAATAGTTTAACAAATTCACTTAATTCTGAATTTCCAAACAAAGGAAAGATTAAAGGTAATTATAATCACATAGGAGTTATGTCTATTGTAAAAAATAGAATTATTGATACTAATCAAAAAATAATTACACAATATAAAACATTATTTGATGATAAAATAATCAATGAAAATGAGTATAAAAAAATTCTAATCGAAAATAAGATTTTACATGAAAAATAACGGAAATTTAAAACTCGAAGAAATTAAAAAGATAGCTGAAGAAACTAAAAATGAAGAATTAGCTTCCGATATAAAAAAACGAATAAAAAACAATAAAATTGTTGAAAAATGGCAAAAGTAAAAATCAAAAACTTTGCGTCTGAAGATGAAAAGTTTAAGTGGCTTCATGATAATCAAGCAATATTAAAAGCAGAACGTAAATCAGAACCAAAAAAAGCTGATGGCTTTGGCTTTGTTTCTTTTGCTATTGATGAACGTGGAGAAAAACTTAAATCGGAGGAAATAAGCCAAGATGTAAATGTTTTGAATGTTCGATGTGTTATCAATACAACTGGTCTATTCGATTCTCATAAAGATTTACATGTTCCTGGTATCTGGAAAAAATCTCTTTCAGAGTCAAAGTTATTATACTTATGTCAAGAACATGATTTAAGCTTTAAAGGCATTGTTTCTGACGAAGTAAAAGCATTTACAAAAAAATATAGTTGGAAAGAACTAGGATTTGATTTTGAAGGCGACACAGAAGCATTAGTATTTGATTCTGTTGTTTATAAAGAAAGAAATGAATTTATGTTCAATCAGTATAAAAATGGATATGTTAGAAACCATTCTGTTAGAATGCAATATATCAAAGAGTATTTCTGTATGAATTCTAACGAAACTTCACACACACAATACAAAGAGAATTGGGATAAATATATTCCATTATGTGCTAACAAAGAAGCCGCTGAATTATATGGCTGGATGTATGCTGTTACAGAAGCAAAAATTATTGAAGGTTCTGCGGTTGTTAATGGAAGTAATTTCGTTACACCAACATTAGAAGTAATAGAAAATAATAAACAAGCCGAGAAATCACTTGACCATAAAGAGCCGTCTACCGACACTCAAACTAGAAAAAAAGTATTTATCAATTAACAACAAAAAATTAGAGTTATGTTTCAATACAAAACTGATGCCCAATTAGAGGCAATGTCCGCAGCGGAAAGAGATACTTACGCTAGTGAAAAAAGAAATCACGAAGCATCTGTTGCAAAAAAAGCAATGGATGAAGCTATTAAAACTTCAACCGATCAAATCGTAAAAGAATTTGACGAAAAATTGACCGCTAAAGAAACAGAAATTACTTCTTTAAAAGAAACAGTTGAAGCTCAAGGAGTTAAAATTGTTGAAATGGGAGTAAAATCTAATCCATTAGAAGGAAATTCTTTGATAAAAGAAATCGAAACCCACAAAGAAGGTTTAGAGGGTTCTGTTAAAAAAGGAAGAGATTACGAATTTGCTCTAAAAGCTGATACTTTGAGAGCAAATGTAGTTGGGAATCCAAACGCTCTTGACTTGACCGATATTGGTCAATTGGCACACAGAAGTATTACTGTTTACGATGTTTTTAGAAAAGTCCCTGTCCCTGCTGGTTCAAATGGAGTTGTTCGTTATGTAGATTGGGATCAAGCAACAAGTATAAGAGCTGCTAAAGCTATTGCAGAAGGTACTGATTTTGTTCAATCAACTGCAAAATGGAAAACAAGTACTTTGACAATTGAAAAAGTTGGAGATATTATTCCAGTAAGTGAGGAATTAATGTACGATGCTCCTTTGTTTGCAGCAGAATTAAAAAACTTTCTTGAAACAAATATTGCTATCAAAATTGATACGGATTTAGTTTCTGGAAATGGTGTATCGCCAAACATCAATGGTATGAAAAATCAAATTCCAAATTATGTTCCAGTAGCATCAGGAATTCAAGATTGTAGTATATATGATTTATTGGTTAAAACTAGAGAAGCTATTACTTCTCCTTATGGAGGTAAATATTCTCCAAATGTTGCTTTTATGAATATTGTTGATATCAACAAAATGAAATTAAAAAAAGATAATAATAATTATATCATGCCTCCTTTTGTTGATAAAAATGGAAACACTGTCAATGGACTTTTAATCATTGAATGTAATTCTTATGCTCCAAATACTATGGTTATCGGCGATAATCGCTATGGTGCTATTTACGAAATCCCTGGTATTTTAGTAGAAACTGGTTACGGAACTGGGGACTTTGAAAGTGATATGATGAGTTTAAAAGCCAGAAAACGCTTGAACTTATTAATTAGAGATGTTGATAGAACGGGATGGTTAGAAGTAACAAGTATTTCTGCTGCTCTTATAACTTTAGCATCTTAACATCATGGTAAAAGTAAAATTCACATCAGATTTTTCAGTTAAGCGTATTGGAGACGTTATTGAGTGTGATTCTCAATTAGCATCACAACTCGTAAATAATGATAAGGTAGCTGAATATACTAATAATGATGTTACAAAAATTGAAGAAGAAAGAGAATATCTTGAACCTAATTTGAAAGAAGAAGATTCAGATATTAGTACTGAAAAAGTCGTTAGTACAGTGGAAAACACTTCTAAAAAAAACTAAATAATGTTCACTAAACTATCTAATTTTACCTATGGTAATTATAGAATTGCCAATATCCAAGCTGATGCTTTAGATAATAATTTTGAGTTACTTATTCATATTCAAAAGTATGAGCAAGAAAGTTTAAGATTGTTACTTGGCGATAGCTTGTATGAGGAATTCATATCAAATTTAGAATTAGATAGTGAAGGTTTTTACAAAGTTAAATCCACAGCAGACCAGAAATGGAACTGGCTATTGAATGGCACATCATATATTGCAACTTCTTTGGGTAGTGGTTGCAATTGTGGTTGTCAAAACAATGGAAACCATTATTGGGGAGGGTTGGTTAAAAAAGTTGCTACAATTCAAAACAAGGATGTTTTTGAAACTTTAATGGCTTATTATATATTTTATAATTGGTCATTGAATTATAGAACATCAAATCTTGGTATTGGTGAAGGACGTTTAAATTCTAAAAGTGCTACTCAAGAATCTTCTAAAAATAAAAGAGTTGATGCGTGGAATGAGTTTGTACGTTTGGCATACTTCGGATATTCCTGTACAGATGTTTCATTATTAAAATTCTTGCAAGACCATAAAGAAGAGTTTCCTAATGTAAATAAAATTTTATTTACAACCTATGACTTACTATGATATTTAGTTTAAACACAATATTAGAGCCAGTTGCTACGAAAGTGATACACGATAATAAACCTGTATCATATAGTTGGGGAGACATTGATGCCCTTCATAAATGGATTGAATCTATGAATAAAAAGCAAGTAAATGCAAGTTTAGGCATTGATGGTAGTAGAAAATATCCGTTAATATGGTTAGTTGAGGGTTGGAAAGGTAAAGAGAAAAATCCAGGCATCGAATTTTCTAATGTTAGTTTTCATATTGCGATAAACTCACGAATTGAAACACTGAATGAAAGTAGAATTGAAAAATTTGATANACTTTATAAAGTTGCAAATGATTTTATAAAGGGATTAAAAAAAATATCACATATTGAAGAAAACAATATTGGTTATTTTCAAAAATCAAATCTCAATACAGTATCTACTTCAAATGAAGATAAGTCTTACACCTCGGATATTTGGGATGTAGTAATAATTAATATGGATTTACATATAGTAAACAGAACCAATTGTTTTAGTTAAAATTTAATAAATTTAAAAAATAAAAATTATGTCAATATATTTAGAAATTTGCAACAGAGGAAAATCAAAAACAAACAATACAGGTGCTAGCGAGCAATGTTTTGAGGGGGTAATGGAGCGTATATTTGTAGCTAAAAGTAATTTTAGATTTGATAATATAAATGCGTTTAAAGATGCAACTATATGGAAAAATGCCATTAGAAATAAAGACATTGTTCCTTTATATAACGCATACGAAGTTACTGGAGCTAATATTGAAGCCGTAAAATTTGAAAGTGGTAATTTTTCAGAAGTAACAAAAAAAGCAATAAAAAAAACAACGTTTGAATGCTTTTTAGGGTTTTGTTCGCATAGAGCATTAAAAAGTTATGCTAATTCAGAATATACTCAAATATTTGAATTAACAGAAACAGGCGTGATTTTAGGGATAAATACAGAGGGTGGTAAAATTAAAGGGCAAGATGTTACTTTAACTATTGACCTTAGAGCAATTCAAGTATCAGCTAAAATTCCTTTTACAAAAGTAACTCTTACGTATAGAGACTATGAAGAATTAGAGGAAAATGTAGTTGCAATAAAGCCAACATGGGAAACTGAAACGCAATTAGCTGGTATTTTTGATTTATACTTAGAACAAGTTTCCGCAACGGCAACTACTATCAAATTTACAGCATCTGCTAGTTGCTCTGGAGGTAATAATTTTATAGCATCTTTAACAGCTACAGATATAGTTGTAAAGGATACAGCAGGCGTTGTTCAAGTTGTGTCCTTTGTTGTCGCAGATGCAAATGGTGTTTATACTTTGACTGGAACAGGATTTGCCAACGGATATACTGTTTCTTTAAACGCAGTTGTGGTTCAACCTACAATTATGTATGAAAGTCCAAGTCCATTAGTTATAACTATCTAATGAATAGTTATAATGGGATAACTTTCGCAAAGGGCTATAATAAGTCCTTTGCGGAATTTAAAGAAGAGTTTGGTTCAACTCATATCTTTAATGAAATCCACCCAGACGAAAGAGAAAAAGAACTAAAAAAAGCATTCAAAATCGCTACTGATGGCAACTATTCAAGAACAACTAACGAAAGTAAAGAAGTTACAGCCAAGTAGGTTGCAACAGGACTTGTTCAAGTTTATAAAAAGTATTGAAAAGGAGTTATTAGATAAAAATAAAGACCAGATATTTAACAAAAGCAAAGATATACATGGAAATCCGATAGGTTTTTATTCTTATGCAACAGAAGTAATATCAAAAGGCAAAAAGAAAAAAGGCGAACCTTTCACAGGTTTTGATACTGGGGATTTTTTTAAAGGTTTTTATATGCAAGAAGTATCTGGAGTTTTACGTTTTGGGTCTTCCGATTCAAAAACACAAACAATACTAAACAGTAAAAACTGGTTATCCAATGAGCTTTTTGGATTATCTGATGAAAATTTAAAGGAGGTAATCGAAAAAAGATTACTTCCTTTTTTTATTGAAAATAGCAGAAACATTTTAGAGATATGATTTACAAAAATCTTGATACAATACCATATAAACTATTTGTAAAAATTGCCGATACAGGCGATGTTTCTTTATTGAGTGAGAACGAAAAAAACATTGAAGAGTTACAGGAAATTTGGGAGCAAATATACGATGAGCATTTGTCAAAAAATCAAACCACAGAATCTAAAAAGACATTCAAATTATATAAAGAAATTGATAGTTTGCTAATTCTAAATAAAGTTATTTTAATGGCGTGTGAATGTTTAAGATTTGAATTTAACCAAGAATTATTTGACATGATAACTGATTTTGGTTATCAATTATCTATCACAGATACTGAATTATATTATGGGGACATTAAACGAATAGAACGAGAAGCAGAAGCCTATGTAGTTAAAGCAGAAAATTATAAAAATATGTTGCCTGAAAAAAAAGAAAATAATAGTTCAGAGTTTAATGTTGATGATATAATGGCTCTATATTGCACTATTCTTGGATTTAATATTGGAGATTTTAATGCAGTTACTTACAACGCTTTCTATGGCTATGAGAAACAGGTAAACGCAAAAATAAAATCAATAAATCAGCAAAACAAAAACTAATCATGGCAAACAAAAACGGCATTATAACAAGAAAAGACATTATAGAAGATGAAGCTTTAAAATGGGGTCCTGAATATGGAAATCAAGTTCAGATAGCAATTGATAAAAACAAAGAGTGGTCGAAAAGTATTTTGGAAATTATTAAAAATCAGAAACTGATTAAAGATGCTCCAAGTCAGAAAGAATATCTATCTGCCCTACAAGAGGCAAATTTAGAAGTAAAAAAATCTATTCTTTTAATAAAAGAAAGAGAAACAGCTGATTTATCTGCCGATAAGATAAAACGCTCCAATATTGCAACAATGGAAGCCGAGCGTAGGCAAAGAGAAGCATCTGAAAAAGCAATACAACGAGACAATAATGAAAAGGAACGCTCTAAAAAATTGACAATTGAAGAGCGGATACAGAATGAGATAAACAACAAAGCACTCAAACAAGAAGCATTAGAGCGTTTGGGATTGGTTTCTGCTTACACAAAATTAAACAAAGCAAGAGCCGAGGCAAAAGACAAACTTCGAGAGTTAATTGCTAGTGAAAGTGCATCTACCGCAGAAATTAAAAAAGCACAAAAGGAATTTGAAAGGCTTGATGTTAAGGTTAAAAACGCAGACCATACTGTTGGCGATTTTAGTAAAAATGTAGGTAATTATCCTACTTCATTTAAAGGTGCAATAGGGGGTCTTAAAAATTTAGCAGGGGCATTTGGTATAACAGCAGGGGTAACTGCGTTTGTATCTGGTTTGAAAGATGCGTTTAATACTATTAAAAAATTTGACCAAGGAATAGCCGATTTAAGTGCAATAACAGGGGCGAGTGGGAAAGATTTAGATTATTTAAAAAACAAGGCTATTGATTTAGGTAAAAACACTAAAGGAGGTGCTATTGCGGTTGTTGAGGCTTACAAGTTAATTGGTTCTGCTAAACCAGAATTACTATCAAACGTAAACGCCTTAAATAAAGTTACAGAGGCTACCCTAACTTTATCACAGGCTTCTGGTATGGAGATGCCACAAGCGGCTACCGCTTTAACAGATGCTATGAATCAGTTCGGAGCTGGGGCAGACGAGGCTGGAAAATATATAGATGCTTTAGCAAATGGGGCTAAATATGGGGCTTCTGAAATACCACAAACAACAGAGGCTTTATTGAAGTTTGGAGCTGTAGCGAGGTCATCAAATATAAGTATAGAAGAAAGCACGGCATTAATTCAATTATTAGCAGAAAATGGGATAAAAGGGGCAGAAGCTGGTACGGCATTAAGAAATGTTTTACTAAAAATATCAGCTCCAGACGCCTTACCAAAAGAAGCACAATTAGCAATGAAAGATTTAGGTATATCTTTCGAGATGTTAAAAGATAAAAGCATACCAATAGAAGAAAAATTTAACGCATTAAAACCATTATTAAAAGACAATAAAGACTTAATAAAAGTTTTTGGGTCTGAGAATATTGTAGCCGCTCAAAATTTAATTGAGCATACGGATAGACTAAAGGAATTAATACCTAAAATGGGTGAGTATGGTACTGCTCAAGAGCAGGCTACTATCAGAATGGATACGTTAAGCGGAAAGTCAGAAAAACTAGCAAGCACTTATGATAGTTTTATATTGTCAATTGGAAGCGGAAGTGGTACTGTTTCTAAATTTTTCAAATTATTTATTGATGGAAGTATATCCGCTTTAGAAGGGTTAATTAGATTAAATACTTCTTGGGAAGATTTAAAGAAAAAAGCAGCGGAAGCTGGGAAAGAAAAAGGAGTTACTGAGTTCGATAAGAGGTTTAAGTTTGCTAAAGAAAACAAACCAAAAGCTAATTTTATAACAGATGAGGCTGGGGATAATAAAGAGATAGCAAAAAGAATCAAAAAAGATGCCGAAGAGCAATATAAAATTTATGAAAAAGAATATAATGAAACTGTAAAAAAATTAGCATTATTAAAAAAACAGAGTGAGAGTGCATTTTCAGACCCATACGCAATTGATCAAGCAGCTGATNCTGAAATTCTTAAGGAGCAAGAAAGGCTTACAAAAGAACTTGGGACACAAGCATCTATTANAAGAGAAGCTGGAGCGTTTATAAAAGGNAAAAAAGAGCCAGCTCCTACATTTGATAAACCAATTATTAAGGATGAGGATAAAAAAGAGGACAAGGACAAGGACAAGGATAAAATAGATAAAGAGAAAAGCCTATCCGATTCATTGTACGAATTGAAAAAACAACGCTTGGAACAATTTATAAAACTTAATGANGAAATAGTTGCGAATGAATTAGAAAGCGACGAAGCTAGAATACTGGCACTTACCAATAGTCAAATAAAACAACACGACTTATTAGTTTTAGAGAGAAACCACTTATTAGAAAACAATAAATTAAATGTTAATGATATATTTAGAATTAATGAAGATTACTCTTATAAAATAATAGAATTAAACGAAAAAACAAAAGAAAAAATAGATAAAATAAACGAGTTTGATTCGGCAAAATATCAAAAAAAATTAGAATTAGAGGTAAAAGGAGAACAAACAAAAGAAAATAATTTAATTGCAAAAGAAAACGAAAAGTTTAAGAAAATACTAGATAATAAAAAACTTTCAGAAAAACAAATTGAGGAGGAAACAAAGAAACATGAAGAACGATTATTCCAAATAAAAAAAGATGCCGCTATTGCTGTAGCAAATCTTCAAGTGAATAATTTAGAAGCAGAATTACTGGCATTTAAGGCACAGAGTGACGGCTCTGCTAAATCAACAGCCTTAATTACAGATTTAGAATTAAAATTATCAGAAGCTAGAAAAAAGCTTACGGAATTAGGGGTATCGACATTTGAGAAGGGGGAAGAAGAGAAGTCTAAATCCGCAAAAGAACAAGCCGAAAATATTTTAAACATTTCAAGCGAAATGACCGATGCTCTTGCTGGCTTATCAAGGGCTTTTTCAGAAGCTAAGATTGCAAAAATAGACGAAGAGATTAACAAAACAAACGAGTATTACGATAAGCAAATAGAACTTGCAGCGAATGATAATGTGCAAAAAGAGCTATTAGAAAAAGAGCGAGAGAAAAAGAATGCCGAACTAGAGAAAAAGAAAAAAGATGCTAAAAACAAGCAGGCTAAAATAGATAAAGCTGTGGCAATTGCACAGGTTACTATAAATACAGCCCTTGCCGTTATAAAAGGATTCTCGGAAAGTACTTATGTTGGTGCGGTATTAGCTGGNGTTCTTGGTGCAATTTCACTAGCAACTATAATAGCAACCCCAATACCAAAATACAAGCATGGTAGAAAAGGTGGGAGAGAAGAATTAGCCTATGTTGGAGATGGTGGAGTGAGTGAAGTTATCGAGAGGGTAACTGGTAAGGTTGAGATTACCCCGCTACAGATACTTTGGTTAAGTTAAATGCTGGAGATAAAGTACATAGTTCTGTAGATGAATATTTGAGACTTCAAAAAGCATCTTTACTAACAAGTATTGATATTCAAGGTAGAAAAGTAAGTGATTTTCAAGCTAACCAATTTTTTGAAAAGAGGAATAAAGAGTTAGTAGAGGAGATGAGGCTTACAAGAAAAGCAATAGAAAAAAATAAATCTAGTGTTGTGGTAAATACACCAAAATTAGATATAAATCATGAGCTTTGGAAAATGAAAAATACTAACTGGAACTAATGGGAACTATTAATACATCTTTTAACGATAGAGTTCGTTATACTTTAAAAAATAAACATTACGGCTCGTTGGTTATAATAGAGCCAATAGGGTGGGAAGATGACGAAAAAGAGTACTCAAGAAATATGCAATATCATGGTATTGTTGCTAAATTTTCTAACTCCTTAAAATTTATAGAAGATGGAGGAAAATATATTCAATTAGTTTTAGATACCTATGGAATAAATGAGGAAATTAAATTAATACGAGAGGAAAAGCACCCACATACGGACTTGTGGACTTTGACATATTATGGCTATTTAGATTTATCCACTTGGGCTAAAGAAAATAATAAATTAAGTGTTAAGTTTAACTCTGGAGGATTAGAGCAATTATTAAAATCTCGTGAAGGAGAAAATATAGAAATAGATAGGCTTACCACTATTGATGGAGGAGTATTAGACGAACTTAAAAGTGTAAACGTATCTATTGAAGGAAGGGAAATATTTTTAAATACTAATTATAAAGTAAAAGAAGTAGAAAATAATATAGCCTTAAATAATGCAGCTATGGGGACTACTAGAGGGAGTACTTATTGTATTCCTTTGAAATTGGTAAACAAATCGCATGAAGAAGCACACTCTCCAATAGCTGGGACGATGGTTCAAGATAACTACTGGGAAAGGACAGAAAACGGAGAAACTGGTTTAATGTTTTTTGCTGTTTCTGAGAGGAATAGATTTTTAAGAGTTAAATTTACTTTAAAATTCAAAGCCGCTTTTACAGCTTATAGACACGTTAATTTCTTTATGTTTTTTGTAAGATTAGCTCAATATAGAAATGGGATAGATTATAACATTAAACAAAATAGGTTTCTATTTAGCACTGGTAATCCTTTAGAGGTTCATAATAGAGATTTCTCATTCACTTTTGATGAGGTAATAAATGTAGAGATAGGGGATAGTTTAGCTCTTGTTTTAGACCAAAATTTTGACGGTCATAATGGACAAGATGCGTATGTAGAAATTTCGGTTACAAATATAGAGTGTGATTTAACAATAGATGAGGATTCTTCTTACGAAAAAACAACTACAAAAGCTGTTTTAATGCATGAGTTTGTAGATAGATTAGTAAATATTACGACAAATAGAAAAAACTCTTTTTACTCTGATTTTTTAGGGAGAGTTAATCTAAATTATCCGTCAGATGGAGATGGTGCGTATTTAGCATGTACGCATGGGTTTTGGGTTCGTGGGTTTGATAAGTTACCAATTCCAAGTGAAGAACCAAAAGTTGAGAATTTATTTAAACCATTAACAACCTCTTTTAAAGACTGTATAACCTCTCTAAATTCAGTATTCAATATAGGTATTGGAATAGAAAAGGTTGGATATAGCGAAAGAATAAGATTAGAAGGTTTGGAGTATTTTTACAACAGAAATGTTACAATAAATTTACAAAATCAAGTTAAAAATGTAAAAAGAAGCATTGCAACAGAGCTAATTTATTCTAGCGTTACAGCTGGTTATGAAAAGGGAGGTATTTATAAAGAAGCATTTGGTTTAGATGAATTTAATGCAAAATCTAACTATACAACAACTATAAGTAGAATTAAAAATGAATTAATTAGATTATCTAAATATAGAGCTGATAGTTACGGAATGGAATTTGCTAGACGTAAAAACATTTTTTTTAATAAAACAGAAGATACACCATACGATACAGATGTTTTCTTTTTAGATTTAAAACAAAACATAGATGGCTTATTTACTCAAAGAAAATGGCAAGATGACTTAGAGAAACCACCTACTGGTATTTTTAGTCCTAATACCGCCACTAATTTAAGGTTCTCTCCTTTGAATAATATTTTACGTATGGGGTGGGTAGTTTCTTCTGGACTTATAAAATATCCAACTGATTATTTTAGATACGGAAGCTCAACTGCAAATAGTAAATTAACCACAAAATTAATAGGCAAAAACGAATATACTGAAAACAAAGATATATTAAATTCAAAATTAACAAGACCAATATACGCTCCAGAATGGATTGAGTTTGAGTATATATGTGATTTTGAGGTAATGCAACAAATTGAGGGTAGTACAACTATTTTAGGGAAAGAAGTGCCAAACTTTTACGGATTAGTTAAATTTATTAACGAGAATAACGAAACAGAATATGGGTTTTTATTTAATTTAAAACCAAACAAATCAGGAAATTGGAAAGTATTAAAAGCAAATAAATAAAATTATGGCAAATTCAATAATAACAATAACATTTAATAATGATATTCCAATAGATGGAAAGTTCTATTTAGGAATAGGTCATAATGATTCAGAAGGTTGTGGTTCTGTGGGAATAAATAAGTATAAATTTATATGGAAAAATTTAAGAAGCTCTAGTTATGAAGTGGAAGTAGGATTGCCAACATCTATTTTAGGGGAACGCTCTGCTATTAATTTTATAGAAGCCATTACAAGAGATATATTGTCTGTTAATAGATATATAATAAATAGAAATGCAAATG